ACCTGTAAAAAGTACCCATCTTCGATAGGTGCGACCGCAGAGAGCGGCAGGCACCACACACCAAACCCGGCCATTGCGCCGGGTTTTTGCGTTTATGGAGTAGGGCGATGACGAACGAGCAGCAAGCGCTGGCAGAGATGCCAATCTGGTTAGTGATCGTCCTGGCCTTGGTCGGCGGCGTATCGGGCGAGATGTGGCGAGCCGACAAGGATGGGGCGCGGGGCTGGGTGTTGTTGCGACGCTTGGCGCTGCGGTCCGGTGCCTGCATTGCCTGCGGGGTGTCGGCGATGATGTTGATGATCGCGGCCGGCATGTCGATCTGGGCGGCGGGCAGCCTGGGTTGCCTGACCGCGATGGCCGGCGCTGATGTTGCAATAGGCTTGTACGAACGCTGGGCTGCCAAGCGGCTGGGTGTGTGCGAAGTGCCACCCGCAGGGGGCGAGCAGGGGTGACGCACCGTTCCGGGGCGCCGCAAATCGCCGGGGACCCTGGGGTTATTCAAGGGGTACGGGGTCGGAAACCCGCGGGAAACTGTTAGCGGCAGGGTTGCCAGCTTACTGAAATTCAATCCATTGAAATTGAAAGGTTTACATTGAAAAGCCGTTGAAAAGGAGGGCTTATGACAGAACCAATGTACCTGTCAAAGAGCGCCTTCGCGGCTCGGATCGGCAGGGCACCCAGCTACATCACTTGGTTGAAAAACAACAACCGTCTGGTGCTCACCGCCGACGGTAAACAGGTCGATGTCATGGCCAGCGAAGCGCTGATTCGCGACACCGCTGACCCGAGCAAAACCGCCATTGCTGACCGGCACCACCAAGACCGGCTGCAGCGCGACGTGTATAGCCAGCTGTCCAGCCAGGTCGAGCCGACTTCCATGGCTGCGCCGCCGCCAGTGATTGTCCCCACGGGGCAATTGCCGGACTTCCAGAAAGCCCGTGCCCTGCGCGAACACAACCTGGCCCAGCTCGCCGAGATCGAGTTGCACAAGGCCAAGGGTTCACTGGTGTCGGCGACAGCGGTCCAGGCCGGCGCCTACAACGCTGGCCGCATGCTGCGCGATCAATTGCTGGGCATGCCGCCACAGCTGGCTCCCGAACTGGCCTCCATGACAGACCCTTGGGAAATCGAAAAGCACCTGACGGCAGCGATCCGTCGCTCGCTGGAGGATGCCGAGCGCATGTCCTCAGCGGACCTTGAACACGCACTGACTACGAGTTGACCTATGCCCACGGACATTCCTGACGGTGCAGAGGTGTACCGCGAGGCGTATTTCCGTGGGCTGCGGCCCGACCCGGATGTCTGGATCGATCAGTGGGCCGATGAGTACATGCGCATTCCGCGTGACACCGGCGCCGCTGAGCCCGGCCAGTACCGCACCTCGCGCACACCGTATGCCCGCGAACCCATGCGTTGCCTGTCACCGGCTCACCCCTGCAAACGCGTGATCACCATGGTCGCGTCGCAGTTGATGAAAACTCAGATCGGTCTGAACTGGATCGGTGGCCTGATGCATATGGCGCCGTCGAACATCCTAGCGTTGCTGCCTAGTCTCGGTCTCGCCAAACGGGTGTCGTCGCGGATCGGCAAAACGATCAAGGCGACACCTGTGTTGCGGGAGCGAGTGGCGGCCAGCCGTTCGCGAGACTCGCGCAACACCATGGACACCAAGGAATTTGAAGGCGGGACGTTGTACGTCACCACCGCCGGCTCGGCGGCCAACTTGTCGGAGCTGTCGGCGCGCTACGTGTACGGCGACGAGATCGACCGCTGGGAGGTGGACATCGGCGAGGAAGGCGATCCCATCGAGCTGGCGGAAACCCGGGGCAGTACCTTCGGCCGCAACGCCAAGTTCTACTTTTCCAGCTCACCCACGATCAAGGGTGCCTCGCGGATTTCCGACCTGTTCGACGGCAGCGACCAGCGTCACTACTACGTGCCGTGTCCGAGCTGCGGCCACATGCAGACCCTGGAATGGGAGCGCCTGCATTACTCGAAGGATTACAGCGTCGTGCACTATCAGTGCGCCGGCCCTGACTGCGACGTGCTGATTGAAGAGTTCCACAAGGGCGAGATGCTCGCCAACGGGGAGTGGCGTGCCCACGCCGAAGGCGATGGCGAGACAGTCGGGTTTCACCTCAACGCGTTGTATTCACCCCTCGGCTGGATGGACTGGAAGTCGCTGGCCAAGCAATTCGAGAAGGCAAAAAAGGCCCAGGCCAAAGGCGATCTGGAACCCATGCAGGTGTTTTACAACACCCGTTTGGCGAAGGTTTGGGACGCGGCTCAAGAGCAGACCAAGGCCAATGTGCTGCGAGCACGGGCGCGCTTGGAACTCTTCTGCCTGGGGTCGATGCCGGCGGCGGTGCTGATGATCACCGGTGCCGTCGACGTTCAGGCCAATCGCCTGGAGTTCATGGCGATGGGCTGGGGCGTCGGCATGGAGCGCTGGGTTATCGACTACCAGATTGTCTCGGGCGACCCCGCCGATGAGCGCACCTGGGCCGCACTGGACGAGCTGCTCAAGGCCAAGTACCTCCATCCATGCGGTGTCGGTCTCGGCATTCTTGCCGTGGCCGTCGACTCTGGTGGTCACCACACCGATGAGGTGTACCAGTTCTGCCGCGTTCGCCGCTGGCGCAACGTGTTCGCCATCAAGGGGGCCAGTAAACCTGGTAAACCGGTCATTGCTCAGCGCCCGTCCATGGTCGACGTAACCTGGAAAGGCCAGACCGAACGCAACGGCGCCGAGCTATGGTTCGTCGGTACCGATACGGCAAAGGACTGGATCTACAACCGCTATCCATTCGAAGCCGGCCCGGGGGCATTGCACTTCGCCAATGACCTGCCCGATGACTTCTTCGATCAGTGTGTCGCGGAGCGCAAGGTGGCGCGCTACATCCGGGGTCACAAGCGTATCGAATGGGTCAAGGGCAAGGCCGAGCGCAACGAGGCTCTCGACCTGATGGTGTACTGCCTGGCCATGGCGCATTACCTGGGCCTCAACCGCTACAAGGAACACGACTGGGAGCGGGTGCGTCAGTCTTTGGCGCAATCAGGACTGTTCGACGAAGCGTTGGGCATCAAGCCTGTGCAAGGCGAGCGCCTCAGCAATACCGCGCGCGCTACACCCGCTGTCGTACCACAACCGGGTCCGCAACCCGTTGCTCCCGTCGTGCCATCACGACCTGCAGCACCGCCACCTCAACGCCGCAGTTCCACCAGCGGTTACCTGAAGAGACGCTGATATGTCATTTACCCAAAAGCACCTCGATGCGGTTGAGGCGGCCATCGCACGCGGTGAAAAAACCGTGCGTTACACCGACCGCACCGTGGAATACCGCTCTGTCGACGAGCTGCTTAAAGCTCGCGACGAAATCCGCACCTCGCTGGTGAACTCGGCCGGAACGCGCTCCCGCGTCGTTCGGCTTTGCCATGGAGGCAAAGGACTCTAATGGCCCGCTATCCGACGCTCACCCGTAACGGATTCGTGTTGCCGTCGAACATCAAGGCCAGTTACGAAGGCGCCGGCGAGGGCCGTAGATCCACTGGCTGGGATGCACCGGACAACGGGATCAACAGCATCAACACCCCGGCGCTGCGCAATCTGCGCTCACGGTCGCGGGCAGCGGTTCGCAATGATCCGTATGCCTACAACGTGATCGACAAGCGCGTCAGTAACCTGATTGGTACCGGTATTACGCCGCGACCAAAAACCGACGACGAAGCTCTGCGCAAACTGCTGCAGGAGCTTTGGGACGACTGGGTTGATGAATCGGATGCCGACGAGCGCACCGACTTCAACGGTCAGCAGGCGCTGGTGGCCCGCACGGTGGAAACTTCGGGCGAATGTTTTGTTCGGTTGCGTCCGCGCGGCCTGGACGAAGGCCTTGCGGTGCCGCTGCAGCTGCAGATCCTGGCCCCCGAATTTGTGCCGCATGACAAGTTCGAGACCACCCGCGACGGCAACTTCATCCGCGCCGGCATCGAGTTCACCCCCGGCGGCAAGCGGTTGGCGTACTGGATGTACCTGGCGCATCCACGCGATGCCTCGTCGCTGAATGCGGGTTACAACCAACTGGTGCGCGTACCGGCCGCGCAGGTGCTGCACATCTTCGAACCGGTTGAGCCTGGCCAGTTGCGCGGCGTTCCGCGCTTGTCGCCGGTGTTGAAGCGCCTGCGCAGTCTCGACAACTACGACGACGCGGTGCTGTTCCGGCAGGAAGTGGCGAACCTATTTGCCGGCTTTATCACCCGGCCACCCCCTGACTCCGGCCCCGTGCCAAGGGATCCGGTCACCGGCCAGCCGCTGAGCCTGGATCGCGACGGCTTCACGCCAATGGTCGCGCTGGAGCCCGGCACCATGCAGGAGCTGGGGCCTGGTGAGGAGGTGGAGTTTTCCAAGCCGCCAGACGCCGGCAACAACTATCCCGACTTCATGCGGCAGCAGTTGATGGCGGCCGCAGCGGGGACAGGAACACCGTACGAAATCCTCACCGGCGACATGCGTGAGGTCAACGACCGGGCGCTGCGGGTCGTGCTCAACGAGTTTCGGCGCCGTTTGGAACAACTGCAGTTCAGTGTGTACGTGCACCAGCTGTGCCGTCCGGTTCGGGCGGCCTGGATGGACATGGCGGTGCTGTCCGGTGTCCTCAAGCTGGATGACTACGCCCAGCGCCGCCGTCAGTACTTGCGCACCCGTTGGGTACCGCAAGGCTGGGCCTACATCCAGCCGGTGCAGGACGTACAAGCGCGACGGATGGAAGTGCAGGCCGGCTTCGCCTCACGCAGTGAGATGGTCCTGCGTACCGGCTATGACGCTGAAACGGTCGACACCGAAAACGCTGCCGATCTGGCCCGGGCCACCAAGCTTGGCCTCAATTACACCACTCTTGAAGCGTTCGTCCCCGTCGACGACAAGGAGCAATCATGAGCAAGAAGACGCGGCCACGCGTTTATAACCGGGCGGGTAAACGCGTGCAGGTGCAGGACAAGACCTGGTATGCGTTGCAGGCCAGCGGCGAGGCTGCCGAGCGGGTGATCGAGGTCTTCGTCTACGGCGAGATCGGCGCCTGGGGCATTACCGCGAATCAATTTGTGCAAGACCTGCGCGCCATGGACGACGGCGTTTCGCCGGTGATCGCGGCCTTCAATAGCATTGGTGGCGACCTGTTCGACGGGTTGGCGATGCATAACGCACTGTCACGTTTGGGCGAACGCTGCACCGGCCGCATCGACGCATTGGCGGCCAGTGCCGCCAGTGTGGCGGTGTGCGGCGCGCACCGCGTCGTGATCGCCTCCAACGCCATGTTGATGATCCACAACCCATGGACCTACGCGGCCGGCGATGCCGAAGACTTCCGTAAGGTGGCCGACGTCCTCGATCAGACGATGGAAGCCATCATTGCAGCCTACAAGGCCAAGGCGCCGGACATCGACGAGGAGGAGTTGCGGCGCTTGGTGGCCAATGAAACCTGGCTGACCGCCAGTGAAGCGGTGGCTCTGGGGTTGGCCGATGAAGTCGGTGACGGTGTCACGGTGAAGGCTTGCCTTGGCCAGGGTGCCGTGTTGCAGCGTTATCAGCACGCGCCGGCCGAATTGCTCGCCCAGTTGGACGAACCGCCCGAGCCGGATCCTGAGCTGGAGCCGGACGATCCGCCCTCGGTACCGCCGGTGGTCGACTCGGCCAAGCTGGCCCTGATGATCACTCAGCGATGCGCCGAGTCGGGCATCAGTAACCTGGTCGAACCGCTGCTCAGTTCCACCCGGCTGGAAAGCGAGGAGATCGTCCAGGCTGGCCTGACGCGGGCCAAGGCCGTGAACGACCTTTGTGTGGCCGCACGCTTACCCGAGTTCAGTGTCGAGTATGTCGCGGCGGGCCTGGACGTTGCGGCGGTTCGAGCGCGCCTGTTCGACAAGATCGTCAGCAGCGGCAAGGGCTTTGAAATTGACAACAGCTTGCCGCTGGACAATGACCCTGCGCCGAAGGTGCAGGCCAAACAACTTGATCAACCTTCCATCTGGTCCGCGCGCCAAGCCGCGCAGTCCGGCCAATCCCGAGCCGCAACAGGAGTAAGACGATGAGTATCCAACGAGAGCCGATGCATGCAGGCGAATTTCTCCTGTCCGAAGCGGCGGGCACCATTTCCCGCGAAGCTATCAATGTCGCCGCCGGTCCTGCATTGGAACCGGGGCAGGTCCTCGGCCTGGTCAGCTTGACCGGTGAGTTCGCCCCCTATAACCCGACTGCCGAAGACGGCAGCGAAAATGCGATCGCCATTCTCTACGGCCCGTTGGGCGAGTCGGATGTGGTCCGACGCGGACGGGCAGTAGTGCGCCTGGCTGAAGTCAGCGAAGCCCATCTCACGGGTCTGGATCCTGCCGCTGAAAAGGCGTTGGCCGCTCACTTCCTGATCGTTCGCTAGGACGGTCAACCTGATTACCCAACCCGCCGAGTGCGGGTTTTTGCATTCTGGAGATTGCTTCATGGCTGACATTGAAATCTTTAACGACGATGCGTTTTCGGTCTCCTCGCTGACCGCCGCCATCAACGAACAGGAATACCTGCCGGGCCGCATCAGCAGCTTGGGCCTGTTTCAGGAAGAGGGCATCACCACCCTGACCGTGCAGATCGAAAAGGACGGCGACACGCTGGCTTTGGTGCCAGCCGGTGAACGCGGCACCTCCGGGCTGGTGGTGGCTGGCAGCAAGCGCAACCTGATTCCGTTCAACACCGTGCACCTGCCGCAGCGCTTTGCGATTAAGGCTGACGAGATCCAGGGCATTCGTGCCTTTGGTACCCGTTCTGAATTGCAGGCAGTGCAGGACGTGGTCAACAAGCGGCTGGCCAAAGCGCGTCGGCAGCTGGATGCCACACACGAATTTCAGCGTATGGGCGCGCTGAACGGCCAAATCCTCGACGCGGACGGCACCACCGTCTTGCTCGATATCTACAAAACCTTTGGTGTGACTCGCAAGAAAATGTCCATGGGGCTGAACAGTCCGGACACCGAGCTTCGCGTCAAGTGTGGTGATGCGCTGGACCTGCAGGAAGAAGCCCTGGGCAGTATCACCAGCACGGGCTCGCGTGCACTGTGCGGTAAGAATTTCTGGAACAAGCTGCTGGTCCACAAGTCGGTCAAAGAGACCTACCTCAACAGTCAGCAGGCGGCTGCTTTGCGTGGCGATGCCCGCGAAAGTTTCGAGTTCGGCGGCATCGTCTGGGAGCGCTATCGCGGCAAGATCGCTGGCGTGACCTTCATCCACGATGACAAGGCGCTGCTGATTCCCGAGGGTGTGCCGGACCTGTACATCTCGGTATTCGCGCCGGCGGACTACATGGAAACGGTCAACACCGAAGGCGTGCCGTACTACAGCAAGATCGAGCCGATGCCTTTCAACAAAGGTATGGCCGGTGAAGCTCAGTCCAACCCGCTGCACCTGTGCACTCGACCGCTTGCGCAGATCCTTCTGGAACTCTGACCATGGCCTTTCGCGACTTGATTGCCGAGGTCGACGCGGTGGTGTTCGAAACCTTGGGCGACAGCGCACGGATCGAAGGTCGCGACGAACCGGTCTTGGGCATGTTCGCGGCGCCCTGGCTGCAGCCGAAGTTCGGCAAGCTCAACACCGGGTTGCGTGAGCCTCGCTTTGAAATCCGGGTCAGCGATTCCCACGGCCTGGAGCAGGGCCTGTTGGTCAGTATCGACCTACCGGCCCTGGACGGCGGTGGCGACTACGACCTGCTGCAGCTGGAGCCCAGCGGTGACGGTTTGGTCGCTTTGATCCTGAGGATGCGTGCATGAGCGTTGGTAGCTATTACAAGTCCTCGGCCGGGGGTGGGATGGTCACCATCCAGTCGTCGTCGGCGGATCTGCAAGCGTTCCAGGACTTCGCCAAGGTGGTGCCCAAAGCGGCCGCAGCTGCGCATCGTCGAGCGATCAACAAGACGCTGGGCTGGTTGCGCACGCACATCGCCCGGGCGGTCAGTCGACAGGAACGCATCGCCGTCGCAGCGGTGCGTCAACGATTGCGCAGCTACCCGGTCACCGGCGGGGCCATGAGCGGCAAGCTGTGGTTTGGCTTAAACGCCATTGAGTCCAGTCGGATCGGTCGCGCGCGGCAGACCAGCAGCGGCGTGTCGGTGGCCGGACGCCGTTACCAGGGGGCGTTCCTCAAACAGGTATACGGCAACAAGCCCGATATCTGGATCCGCACGGCGAGCAAGCATTTCGATGCGGACGATTATCCCGACAGTACGGTGTCATCTGGGCGCGGGCCAAGTTCGGGTTGGGTCGCTGAAAATGGCAGCCGGTTTCCACTGGCCAAGGCCAAGGTGTCCCTGGAACAGGCGCGACCTCATTTCGAAAGCTGGGTGCGCAAGGCGGACGAACGTTTGCTGCAGATCCTTCAGCAGGAACTCAACTTCGAGCTGCAAAAGTACTTGAGGAGTTAGTGTCGTGTCGGAAGAGCCTTTTAGCCTGGGTCAACTGTATCGGGCCATTGAGCAACAACTGCTGGCGGAGTTACCGGGTGTGTGTGCGGTGACGGCCTGGCCGAATATTAAAGATCGTGTGGCGCTGCCGGCGGTGTTTCTGGAGATGGCCGAGATTGAACCCGGTGTCGATATCGGCACCGGCGAAACGACCTTGGTGTGCAGGTTCGAGGCACGCATCGTCGTCGATCCGATCAAACCGCTCCATCATCAGCAGGCTGTGCAACTGGCTACCCAGCTTGCGGTGATTTTGCGGGCGCAGACCTGGGGGCTGGAGGTTGAACCGGCGGTGTTCATTCAGGCCGGCCAGGATTGGACCCGGCCTGAGCTGGATGGCTACACCGTCTGGTTGGTGGAGTGGCATCAGCAGATTTATCTCGGTGCACAGCAATGGCCATGGCCGGATGAGCAACCAGGTTCGTTGTGGTTCGGTTTCAACCACGACCGCAAAGAGGAGTTCTTTCCAGCGGATGACGTGCCATGAGTTACGCGAGTGCTGAGCATGACCGGATGATTGCCGCCATGCTGATGCCGTGCGTGGTGGTGGGTGTGGATTTGGCGGCGGCCACTGTTCGGGTGCAGTCCGGCGATTGGGTCAGCGCGTGGGTGCGCTGGCACAGTCTGGCGGCCGGCAAGGCCCGTCACTGGCGGGCGCCGAGCCTGAACGAACAGGGAGTGCTGTTCAACCCCAGCGGTCAGGCTGGGATGGGCACCTTCATTCCCGGGCTCTATGGGGATGCCGGGGGCCAGCCGGACAACCGCGATCACGTAGAGGTTTGGCGTTTCGAGGATGGCGGTTCGCTGGTCTACGACTGGGCGGCCAAGAGCTACAGCATCACCCTGCCGAGCGGCACGGTGGCCATCAAGGTCGCCAGTACCCAGGTCGTCGTTACGGATAACGCGGTGAACGTCACGACGGGGAATATCACCCTGAAGGCGGCGGTGCGGATCGAAGGCGCGTTACACGTCACGAGCGGCATTACCAGTGCGGGCGCGATCATCGACGCTACCGGCAACAGCAACCACCACACGCATTAATTTCAACACTCAAACCAGCCTGCCGCGTGCGGGCTTTTTTATGCCTGGAGCAAACACATGGCCAAAAGCGATGCGCCGATCACCGACTTGTCAGCGAGCCCTGAACCATTGCCGCAACCGGTGTCGGTACCGGTTTCGACTCTGATGAAGTTTCGCGACAAGGTCTACACCTCTCGCCAGCTGATCCTGCCGGAGACCCAGCGCAGTCTGCCGGTCACTAAGAGCATGGTCGAAGTGCCGGGCTCCGACAACGAGGCCGTCAAGTTTCTGAAAGCCCATGACGAATTCGAACTGCTGAGGGAGTAACTCCGATGATCGGAATGGATCGCCACACCGGCCAGCCCATTTCCGGCATCAAGCATTTGCGGCAGTCCATCGGGGACATTTTGGGCACACCGTTGGGCAGCCGACGGCATCGGCCTGACTACGGCAGTTCGCTCCGGCGCTTTGTCGACCTACCCGTTAACGAGGGCTGGAAAAGCTCCGTGCAAGCTGAAGCGGCCAGGGCCTTGGGGCGTTGGGAGCCACGTTTGAAGCTGGATCAGGTGCGGGTCATTTCGGTGATCGGCGGACAAATCAATCTGAAAATCGCCGGCAAGTACCAAGGCGAGGACGTCATGTTGGAGGTGGGCGTATGAGCATCGTTGATCTGTCGTCGCTTCCCGCGCCGAGCGTGCTGGAATCGTTGGATTTCGAAGCCGTGTATGAGGAAGGCCTGGGGGTTTTCCGCGACTACATGGGCGACAACTGGAGCGCTGCGCTGGAAAGCGATCCGGTCACCAAGGTGCTGGAGGTGGGCGCCTACATCAAGGTCGGCAATCGCGCCCGGGTCAACGACGCGGGCAAGGCGCTGTTATTGGCGCACGCTATCCGCGGCGACCTTGATCACTTGGGGGCCAACGTCAATCTCAAGCGCCTGGTCATTCAGGCCGAGGATCTGCTGGCGGTGCCGCCGGTACCTGAGGTCAGGGAAGAGGATGATCCGTTCCGTGAGCGGATTCAGTTGGCCTATGAGGGGTTGACCACGGCCGGCCCGCGTAACAGTTACATCCTGCACGCGCGCAATGCGTCGGGCCTAGTCGCTGACGCCACCGCCGAAAGTCCGGCGCCGTGCAACGTTACGGTCACGGTGCTGAGCTCCGAGGGCAAAGGCGTGGCCAGTCCGGAACTGCTGGCCACGGTCAGGGCTGCGCTGAATGACGACGACGTCAGACCGGTCGGCGATCGTGTGACGGTGCAAAGTGCGCAAATTATCGACTACCGCATTGACGCCATTTTGCATATGGCCGGCGCCGGCCCTGAAGTGGACGCCAGCCTGGCCGAAGCGAACAACCGGCTCGCAGCCTGGATCAATCCGCGAAAGCGCCTGGGCGTCGAGGTGGCGCGTTCGGCGGTGGATGCGCAGTTGCACATTGCTGGCGTGTCCCGTGTCGAGTTGATCGGTTGGGTCGACCTGGCTCCGACCAAGGCTCAGGCGGCGTTCTGTACGGGGTTCACCGTGAATCTGGCGGGCTGACATGAACAGCCTACTGCCGAGCAATAGCACACAACTGGAGCGAGCCCTGGAGGCTGCGTTCTACGAAAAGACGATTGTCCCGCTGCGCATGCTTTACAACGCCGACACCTGCCCCGTGCATTTGCTACCGCACCTGGCGTGGGCATGGTCGGTCGATCGCTGGGATTACCGGTGGAGCGAGGCAACCAAGCGCGCGGCTATCAAGGCGTCGTATTACATCCATGCTCATAAGGGCACCATCGGCGCCTTGCGCCGGGTGGTTGAGCCCCTGGGCTACCTGATCGAGATTATCGAGTGGTTTAACACGGTGCCGGAAGGGACGCCGGGCACCTTCGCGCTCAAGGTCGGCGTGCTGGACACCGGGATCACCGAGGAAATGTATCAGGAGCTGGAACGCCTGATCGACGACGCCAAGCCTGTGACCCGGCACCTGACGGGGCTGGCGATCAGCCTGGAAAGCCAAGGCGTTTTAAACGTCGCGGTCAGCGTGTACGAAGGCGACGAAATCGACGTTTACCCACCGGTTGCGCGTGACATCGAGGTCAGCGGCACGCTCGGCGTGGTTGGCCGCGAACACTCCATAGACACCCTGGACGTTTATTATGATTGATGCGAATTCACAGTTTTTCGCCACGCTCACGAATGTGGGGATGGCCAAGCAGGCGAACGCCGACGCGCTCGGCATTGCCTGGACGTTTGCTCAAATGGGCGTGGGGGATGCCAACGGCACTGACCCGGTGCCCAACGCGACGCAGACCCAACTGATCAATGAGCGCCGGCGCCGGCCGCTGAATCAGGTGCGGGTCGACCCGAACAATGCGGCGGTTATCATTGCCGAGCAGATTATCCCGGCCGATGAGGGTGGGTGGTGGATTCGCGAAATCGGTCTCTACGACGCGGACGGCGATCTGGTGGCGGTGGCCAACTGCGCGCCGAGCTTCAAGCCGGTGCTGTCGCAAGGCTCGGGCCGCACGCAAGTGGTACGGATGAATTTCATCGTAGCCAGCACCGGCAACATCACGCTGAAGATTGACCCGGCGGTAGTGTTGGCGACGCGCGAGTATGTTGATACACGGATCATGGAAGAGCTGTATAAGCTCGACAGCAAGCAATCGGTGCGCGTGGCCACCACGGCCAACATCGTGCTGGCAGGGCTTCAGACGGTCGACGGTGTGGCCCTGGCGGCCGGTGATCGCGTGTTGGTGAAAAACCAGACTGTCGCCAAGGACAATGGCCTTTGGCTGGCGGCGTCACTGGCATGGAAGCGGGCGGCGGATGCCGACACAAACGCCGAAGTGACCTCGGCCCTGTTGACGTCGGTCGAGCAGGGCGCCACGCAAGCGGACACCCGTTGGCAGTTGGTCACCGATGGCGCGATTGTGGTGGGCACCACGTCGCTGACGTTCCAGAACGTGACGGCTGGCTTTGCCCCGATCAACTCGCCGGCGCTGATCAACCCCACGGGGAACACGCCGGCGCAATTCGATGCGTCGCTACGGCTGGTCACCTCGGCGTACTTGAAGCGCATGGGGCTTGAATACGGCGACTACACCAACTACTCGGCGTCGGCGGTCTTAACCTTCTCGGACATCGGCAAAGTGGCGGCCTTTGCGAGTGGTGGGGCGATGGTGGCGACGCTGCCAGTGGGGGGTGGCACCATTCCGCGCGGGGCTACCGTTGCCGTTGTCTGCGGGCTGGGATCGCTCACGGTCACCTGTGATCCATCGGAGCAGATTGATGCGATCAATTCCCCCGGCAACATCTCGCTGGCCCTGGGGGATACCGCCGAGTTTATTCGCATTGGTAACTTGTGGCGCTTGATCGGGGGTACGGTCGCGCTCAAATACGCCGGCATCATGTCTGGCCCGAACTGGGTTACGCCGGCGCAGTTCTCCAGTGACAAATCCTTTCCTACCACCGAATACGTGCGGCGCCAGGGCCTGCAATATTCCAGCTACCTGGCGGTCACGGCCAACACCGTGTTGACCCTGGCCGAGGTGGGCGGGCTGACCAGCTTTGCCAGCGCTTCGCCGGTGGGCTGTACGTTACCGGCGACCAGCACGATCCCCGCGACGGCGGCGGCGATTATCACCGTCGCGAATACCGGGACGGGTTTGGTCACGGTGGCGCCCGGGGCGGGCGATACGCTCAACACGCTGAGCGGCGTGGTTGGCAACATCGGGCTCGTGCAGGGCGACACCGCCGAATTTCTCCGCCTCGGTGGTCAGTGGCGCCTGATCGGCGGCACGGTTGCGGCGCGTTATTCCGCCATGTTCGCCGGGTCTAACGCGGTCGCCGGTTATCAGAAGCTGCCCAACGGCCAGCAAGAGTGCCGGGGTACATTCACCTCTAACGTCACCCCAGGTGCGGCGATGCCGGTGACCTTCCCGCAAGGTTTCGGGCGGGTGGATGAAATCATTGTCACCCCCCTGAATGCCTCGACCACCACCACCTCGGCGTGGGTCGACTCGCCGACGCCAACGGGGTTTAACGGCCGCTGCAATATTGGCGGGCTGGTCTGTCACTACGTTGCAAAAGGAACATCGCCATGACGGTATGGGTTAAGTGGTCGGATGACAATCAGGCCTTTGTGTTCGCAGAAGACGACAATGGCGGCGTCGAATTCAGCCAGGCTGACTACGAGACGCTGATGCACGGGCTCAGTGCCGGGATGATCCTGGTGGCCGATGAGCAGGGCGCCCCGGTGCTAGCGGCGCCCCCTGAGCCGAAGATCTGGGCCAAGTGGATCGAGGAAGACCAGCGCTTCCTGTTCCTGGACAGTGACAACGGCGGGGTAACAATCACCCTGGAAACGCACCGCGCTTTGCTGGAAGGGCAAGCCGCCGGCCAGCGCATCGTGGTGGATGAACACGGTTCGCCGCTGTTGGCGGCGCCCCTGGTCGCGACGCTGGCCGAGCAAGAGAGCGCCGAGCGGATCTGGCGAGACTTGCAACTGTCGCGGTCTGACGGCGTTGTCTCGCGTCACCGCGACGAAGTGGAAAGCGGCCTGTCGACCACCCTCGCGGCGGAGCAATACACGGCCTTGCAGGCATACCGCCGGCAGTTGCGCGATTGGCCGCAAGGCGCGGAGTTTCCCCTGGTGGATCACCGCCCGATCGCGCCGCCATGGCTGGCCGAGCAAGAGCAATAAACGCCCCGCACTGACGGGGCGTTTTCTATTCCGTTACGCGTAATACGATCCCCCCTCACAGCCCCGCTCATGCGGGGCTTTTTCGTTACTGGAGATTGACTATGAGTGGTCCTTTTTTTCACGGCGTCACGACTTCGCTGATCGACACGGGGGCGCGCACTATCTCGCTGCCGTCGTCCTCAATCATCGGCCTGTGCGACACCTTCACCCCGGGCATTCTCGGCGGCGGCACGGCCAAGGCCGGCGATCTGGTGTTGATCACCACCGAGCGCGAAGCCATTGCCGCGTTTGGTGCGGGCTCGGCGATCGCCAAGGCGGCAGCAGCTATCTACGTGCGCGCTAAGGCGGTGATTGTCGCGGTGGGCGTGCCCAAGCTTGAAGACGAGGCGCTGCAAACTTCGGCCATCATCGGTGGTGTTCTGGCCTCGGGTCAGCGGACCGGTCTGCAGGCGCTGCTCGACGGCAAGAGCGTGCACAACGCCCAGCCGAAACTGCTGATTGCTCCGGGGCATTCCTCGACCCAAGCGGTGGCGACTGCCATGGATGCCCTGGCCGGCAAGCTGCGTGCGATCGCCATCGTGGATGGCCCGAACACCACCGATGAAGCGGCGATGGAATATGCCGAGAACTTCGGCAGCAAGCGCATTTACATGGTCGATCCAGGCGTGCAGTACTGGGACACCGTGTCGAGTGCGACGGTGGATGCGCCTGGCTCGGCTTGGGTCGCGGGCTTGTTTGCCTGGACCGATGCCAACTACGGCTATTGGGCGTCGCCGTCGAACAAAGAGTTTGTCGGCATCACCGGTACCACGCGGCCGATCGAATACCTGGATGGTGACGAGACGTGCCGGGCCAATCTGCTGAACAACGCGTTCATCGCCACAATCATTCGCGACGGCGGTTACCGCCTGTGGGGCAACCGCACGCTGTCCAGCGACCCGAAATGGTCGTTCGTCACCCGCGTGCGCACCTGCGACATTCTGATGGATGCGATCCAGGCGGGGCACAAGTGGGCGGTCGACCGCTCGATCACCAAGACCTACGTCAAGGACGTGACCGAAGGCCTGGACGCGTTCATGCGCGATCAGAAAACCGCCGGCGCGATCATCAACTTTGAAGTGTTCGCGGACACCGAGCTCAACACCGCCAGCCAGATCGAGCAGGGCAAAGTGTATTGGCGCATCCGCTTCACCGACGTGCCACCGGCGGAAAACCCGAACTTCCTGATCGAAGTCACCAACCAGTGGCTGACCGAAGTCCTCGACGCTTAAGGAGCGCGCTAGATGATTCCTCAAACCTTGTTCAATACCAACCTGTTCGTCGACGGCGTGAACTTTGCCGGCGACGTGCCGAGCCTGACCCTGCCCAAGCTGACGGTGAAAACCGACGAGTACCGGGCCGGCGGCATGGCCGGTTCCATCGAGATGGCCCAGGGCCTGGAAAAGATGGAAGCGACCTTTGTCACCAAGGGCGTGCGCCGCGAGTCGCTGAAGCACTTCGGTCTGGCCGATGGCTCGGCGTTCAACGCCTCGTTCCGGGGGGCCTTCCGTGGCCACAAGGGCGCAGTCACGGCGGTCGTGGCCACCCTGCGCGGGCTGCTGAAAGAGGTCGACATGGGTGACTGGAAATCCGGTGATCCGGCGGAGATCAAACACGCCATCGCGCCGGTGTACTACAAGCTCGAAATCGACGGCCGCGTGATGTACGAAATCGACATGATCGCCGGGATTCAGGTGATCGATGGCGTAGACCAACTCGCCGAAGTGCGCTCCGCACTCGGCCTCTAAGGGAATAGAACCGAATGACCATGCAAACTGCAAATAAGCTGCCGGCCTGGCTGTCGATCGACGCGGATCGCGCGGTGATTACCCTCTCGCGACCGAGCGAGGTCAATGGGGTGAAGGTCGATACGTTGGTGCTGCGTGCACCGCTGGTGCGCGAAGTCCGCGCCGCCGACCGCGCAGCTGGTGACGATGACGAACAGCGCGAGCTGCAGCTGTTCGCCAGTCTGGCCGAGGCGGGGCTCAAGGATCTGGAGGGCCTGAAGGTGGTGGACTATCGCCGCCTGCAGGCGGCCTATTCGAACCTGGTGCCGCACGCCGACTATTCGAAGTCGCTCCCGGTCTGGTTGTCGGTCACCGCCGAAAACGCCGTGGTCAGCCTGTCGCGGCCGAGCGAAATCAATGGTGTGCAGGTCGACAAGCTGACCTTGCGCTCTCCGACGGTGCGTGAAGTGCGGGCGGCGGATCGGGCGGCAGGCGGTGACGATGAACAGCGTGAACTGGTGCTGTTCGCGGATCTGGCCGGCGCGGCTATTGCCGACCTGGAGGGCCTGAAAGTGGTGGACTACAACCGCCTGCAGGCTGGCTATTTTCGCCTGGAGCAAGACGACGGGGTTTGATCCGGGGGTGATGAAAATGGTGGCGAAGCGTCTCGCGGCGGACACCGGATTTTCCGCCGCCGAGATTCAGTCGATGCCGTTCTCCGAGATGGTGTGGTGGCTCACGGATTGAGCCGCTTCCGGTAATACTCTGCACAGGGGAGCCATGACATGGCGAACAAACTCTCCCTCGGGTTGGTGATCGGTGGGGCCGTCAGTCCTACGGTCGGCACCGCGTTCAATGAGGTCACCGGGCGCATCAAGCGTCTGGAAGCAGAAGGCAACAAGGCGCGGGTGCTGCAGCGCACCATTGGCGACACCATTCGCCTGCGCGAAGAGTGGAAAAAGGCCCACGATAGCGGTGCCGATGGGGCTTCCAAGCTGCTGGGTCGCCTGAATTCCAACCTGGATAGCCTGAAGAAACAGGGGATCGAGGTCGGTCGGTTGGAAAAGGCCTATCGATCCCTAGGCCAGACCGCGAACAAGGCGGAGCTCAAGGCCAAGGGGTACCAGCAGATCGATGCCGGCAAGGCCGGGATGAGAAGCACGGTTGGTCAGGCCGTCGCCGGGGTGGCGACGGTGGGCATTGCGACTAAGGTCAGTGCCGACTTCGGGGCCATTGTGCGTGACATCGCGATCAAGGCCGGGATTGCCAACGATCCGAAAGAAAAGCAGGTGTCGCAGAAGATCATCGAGACTTCGCGCGACACCGGGATGGCGCGCAATGACGTCGCCGATGTGGTCAACCAACTGGTGGGGGCCGGGATGGACCTGGCCAAGGCACTGGAATATGCGCCGGTCGCGGCCAAGTTTGCCGTGGGCCAGGGGTCGAACGGTGCCGACACGGCCAAGATGATCAACGCGCTCGGGCAGAACGCCAAGATCACTGACGCCAAACAGATGCAGCAGGCGCTCGAAGCGATTGCCTTTCAGGGACAGGCCGGCAGCTTCGAGGCGGTCGACATGGCTCGCTGGTTCCCCGAACTGTTGGCCAACATGGGGAATCTGGGCATCACCGGCATGGACGCGGTGACGCAGTTGGGCGCCATGTTGCAAGTGCAGATGAAAACCGCCGGCGGTGCCGACGAGGCGGCGAACAACCTTAAGAACTGGATGGGTAAGATCGGTTCGACCGATACCGTGGAGGCCTACAAAAAGGCCGGCATCGACTACAAGGGCTCGATGCAGACCGGTTTGCAGAACGGCATGTCGACGCTGGAGTCGAGCATGGCGTTGGCGCAGAAGTACATTCAGGCCACCGACCCGAAACGGGCGGCACTGATGGCCGAAGCCACGTCGAAGATCAGCCAGGAGGCGGATCCGGAAAAGGCCAAGGCCATGATGGCGTCACTGGAGGAAGCCTTGCGAACCGGCGACCTGTTCGCCGACATGCAGGTCAAGGCGGCGCTCTCGGCGTACCTGCAGAACAAGGCCCTGTACAGCCAGCTGAAAAACGATTCACGCGACGCCTCAGGCATCCTCGATAAAAACCTGGCCGAGCGGCGCGAATCGTCGTCACAGAAGTGGGCTGAAATGGCGCAGTCGATGGACGACGCCATGCGCAGCGTTGGCGATGCCTTGCGGCCGGTGACGGATACCGTGGCGGAAGCGCTGACCAAAGTGACCAAAGGCATCAGCGCACTGGCGGACAGTTCGCCCGGTGTGGTCACTGGTATTGCGGCGGTTGGCGGTGGATTGATCGCGCTACAGACGGCGGTTAGTTCGTTCAAGATCGGCAAGGGGTTGCTCAATCTGGCGCGCGGGACATTGGGCAAAGGCAAATCCGGCGAGGTGCAGAAGGTCTTTGTCACCAACTCGTTGGGGGACGCTGTCGGCACGGGGGCAGAGCCCAAGGGCAAGACAGGTAAAACCTTGGCCCTGGTCGAGGCTGGGCTGAAGACGGTCGCGGCCTTCAAGGGTTCACCCGATGCCAGCGAAACCGCTGACGGCGAGGGGGGCAAGAAAGCCGGTGGTTTCGATCTGGTGGCGACTGGCCTCAAGGTGGTATCGCTCGCGAAAGAAGCCGCTTCCGGCGGTGATGTGCAAGCCGGTCTAGAGGATGGCAGCATCCGGAAGGTGTTTGTGGTGAACATGGCAGACCTGGGCGGTGGTGGCGGCGGGCCGTTTGAGAATCGGCGCCGGGGTCGAAAGGCTCCGAGTAATTCCTCGCGGCGGCGTCGGGCTGCCACAGCGCCACGGCCGAGAGGTCTGTCGCGTCCATCGGTCCCTGTGCCTCGACCGGCAACACCAGTACCGCGACCCCCGACGTCCGTGCCCAGGACGCCCGCGCCAGTACCTGTTTCACGACCACCGGTGCCTGCTCCGCTGTCCCCGGGGGCATTACCGCGACCTCCAGTGACTGTGACTCCGGCGCCGGTGTCATTGCCGAGACCTCCAGTGACTGTGGCTCCGGCACCGGTGTCATTGCCGAGACCTCCAGTGACTGTGGCTCCGGCACCGGTGTCATTGCCGAGACCTCCAGTGACTGTGGCTCCGGCACCGGTGTCATTGCCGCGACCTCCGGTGCCTGTGCCTCCCGCGCCGGTGCCGTTGCCGCGTCCTCCGGTACCCGTTCCGCCAACCGGTGGACTGATGGCCAAGGTGGCGGCAGTGGCGGGAACGGTGGGGAAGGTCGGCAAGGTGGGCAAAGTGATCCCGGGCGGCTCTGTGTTGGAGGCAGGAAGCATGGCCGTCGACACCTACATGAATGCCAAGACAAAAGATGAAAAGGCCGAGGGTTACGGGGCGGCAGCGGGTTCGCTGGCGGGCACCATGGCCGGCGCCGCTGCCGGGGCTGCCATCGGTTCGGTGGTACCCATCATTGGTACGGCGATTGGTGGTTTGGTCGGTGCGTACCTCGGCAGCATGGGCGGTACCGCACTGGGTGGGGCTGCGGGCAAGTCGTGGTTTGGTGGTGAGGAAGAAAAGCCACCAGCTCCGGTAACACCACTGCTGATGGCGCCTCGGCCCGGTCCGGTGGTGCCCAGCTTGGCCACCATGGAGCGTTCCTTTCATGGGCCGAGCGAGCCTGGCGCGCTGCTGATGGCGGCTCCGGCGGTGCCTCCCACCCCGGCCTTGGGTGATGTCGCCCGCGCACTGGCGACTCCGGCGCCGGTCAAGCCGGCGGCAGTGGTGATCCAGCCCAAAGAGCTAGTGAAACCAGCACCCACCAAAGTGGATCAGCAGTTCCAGTACTCCCTGAGCATGCCCGTCACGGTGCAAGGCGACGTCAAAGATCCGCAACGTCTGGCCCAGGACCTGATGCCGTACATGCAGCGGATGATGTCGGACGCCGCGAAGCAGAATGCGTCGAACCAATTGTTCGATGAACCCCACTTGTAAGGAGGGCCCATGGCTTACATGGAGCAGTTGCAGTCTGGCCTCAAGTACCTGGTCGAAGCCGGCGAATCCGGACGCCGCAGTGCGGACGGCATGCTTGGTCCGGTTAATGGTGCGATTCGGGAGATTACCGGCGCCGCGTCCGAGCTGGAAAATATCCCGTTCGTGGGGCCGGCAATCGGCGCCAAGCTGCAGCGGGTGATGCGCGGAGTGGATGCGGCGCAGGCCAAGGTCGGCCAGGTCGTGGCCACTTACGGGCGGGCCACTCGGGCCGCCGCGGAAGTGCAGGAACGCATGGGCATGCTGAAGGAACAGGCGGGTAAGGCAGCGACGGCGATCAACAGGATCGCCGGCAAGGTCAGCCCGTCGCTGGCCAACATCGTGCCCACCAGTGCGTTTGCCACCGATGCCACACCGGCAGCGGAAGCGGTGAAGCCGTTCCCGCATCTGCTGATCATTCAGCCGCAGGATCCCAAGGCGCAACCGTACTACTTCAACCTGGACACAGCGGCTTTCGACGAACTGTCGCGTTCGAGCGAATTTCGCTGGGCCTCACAAGAACGCCTGTCGCGTCGGCCGGCGCAGCAGGCGGTGGGGATCGGTGAAGAGAAAATCACCCTGAAGGGCACGATTTACCCTGGCTTCAAGGGCGGACTCAAGCAACTCGACACCCTGCGTAGCATCGGCGCGCAATTGAAGCCGTTAACCCTGACCACAGGCTACGGCGATGTCATGGGCACCTGGTGCCTGAAGAACATCACGGAAGAGCAGGGGGCACTGATGCACGGTGGGATTCCGCGTAAACAAGGGTTCACTCTGGAGTTTGTGCGCTATGGCGACGACATGCAGAACGTCTGACGGGGACCTGCTGGACACTATCTGCCATGACTTTTATGGCCACCTGGTGGGCAGTGTTGAAGCGGTGCTGGATGCCAATCAGGGCTTGGCCGATGAGCCGCAACCCTACCGGGCCGGCGTGGTGATCACGCTGCCGGAGTTGGCGGCGCCTGTACAGGAGCAGGTAACGCTCTGGGATTGATGGTCTACACTCGAGCCGCTTGATAACTCAAGCTCCTTACTTTCATACCCGCCTTGTGCGGGTTTTTTTTGGGAAAATTTCCATGACGCCCAGGTTTCGCATCGTCGCCAATGGCGCCGACATCACAGCCTTGATCAATGATCGGCTGCTCCAGCTGCGCACCGTGGACAAGCCCGGGATGGAATCCGATGAGTTCGAATTGCGTATCGATGATCGCGATGGCCAGGTGACGTTGCCGTCACGCGGCAGTGCCATCGAGGTCTACCTCGGCTACGCCGAAACGTCGCTGGCCCGCATGGGCCGTTACGTGGTCGATGAGGTCGAGATATCGGGACCGCCGGATACCTTGGTGATCAAGGGCAAGGCCAGTGACATGCGCGGTACCGGCAAGACCATCCGCAGTGGCAGCTGGGAAAACGTGCCGCTGTCGACCATCGTGACTGACATTGCCGCACGCAACGGCTGGCAGCCGGGGTGTCCGGTGCCGACCAAGGTGGTCCGAGCGGATCAGCTCAACGAGTCCGATTTCAATTTCCTCACCCGACTGGCCAAGCAGTACGACTGCACCGCCAAGGTGGCCGAGGGCAAGCTGCTGGTGATGCCGCGTCAAGGCGGGCAGAGCGCAAGCGGCAAGGCCTTCGGCGTTATCACTCTGACGCGTCGTGATGTCAGCCGCTGGCAGTTTCGTTTGGGCGATCGCAATGCGCACAAGGCCGTGGCGACCAAACATCAGGATAAGAAAAACGGGAAGCTGGTGGTTGTCTCACTGGACAACGATGACGTGCCAGATGGTCTGCCGGCGGTGCATACCGACCGCCATATCTACCCCAACAAAACCGCTGCTGAGGCGGCGGCCAAGGCCCGCTTGGCGGCGTTCAATCGCTCCGGTGCCGGTGTGCGTTTGGAAATGCCCGGGCGCACGGACATCTTCGCCGAGCGTTCGATCTATGCCCAGGGCTTCAAGGAGGGGCTTGATGGTGAGTACCTGACGGATTCGGTCGAACAGGTTTACACCCAGTCCGGCTGGTCGACCACCGTGGAGTGCAACGGCGGCAAGCAAGGCAAAGCCAAGGCCAAAGGCAGGAAGAAAAAACAACCAAAGGACCTGAAGGTCGTGCAACTGGACCAGTAGCAACGTCCTCCGTCACAGAAACAGGAGCAAGCGAATGCCATTAACTGAGCAACAACTCCAACGCATCATGCCGAACGCCCGCCGCCAAGCGGGCGTTTTTGTATCCGCGTTAAACGCTGCCATGGTTCACCGGCAAATCAACACGGCGAAACGCCAGGCCGCGTTCCTCGCGCAGGTCGGGCACGAATCCGGTCAACTGCAGTACGTGCGTGAACTGGGCGGTGATCAGTACCTGAGCAAATACGACACCGGCAATCTGGCGGTGAGGCTGGGCAACACCCCAGAAGTGGATGGGGATGGCCAGCGCTATCGCGGTCGCGGCCTGATCCAGATCACCGGCCACAGCAATTACCTGCGTTGCAGCCTGGCGCTGTTCGGTGATGAGCGCCTGCTGCGCACCCCTGAGTTGCTTGAGCTACCGCAATGGGCGGCCGAGTCGGCGGCGTGGTTTTGGTGGATACGCGAGCTGAATGCGCTGGCGGATCGGGACGAGTTCGAGGCGATCACCCGCAAGATCAATTGTGGTCTCAATGGTCAGGCGGATCGGCTGCAGCTGTGGGAGTGGGCGAGGGCAGTGTTATGCGTCTCGTCGAGCTGATCCCAACGCAATATCGGTTGCTGGCTATCAGTGGGCTGCTGGTCGTAATGGCCGGTGGTTCTGCCGCATTGGCCTGGCAGGTTCAGGACTGGCGCTATGGCCGACAACTTGCCGACCAGTCCAGGCTGCACAGCGACACTCTCAACCAATTGACTCTGGCCTCGGCCGCGCAGCAGCGTGCCGAACAGGACAAACGTCTGGCCTTGGAGCAGCGGCTTTCCGCCAGCGAACAAACCCATTACCGAGCCCTGAGCGATGCCCAACGTGATCAAGGTCGCCTGCGCGACCGTCTTGCCACTGCTGATGTGCGCTTGTCAGTCCTACTCGACGCCACCGATTCAGCCAGCGGCTGCGCAATGTCAGCCACCACCGCCACCGGCAGCGTGGTTCATGGCCCCACAAGAGCCCAACTTGACCCAGCGCATGCTCAACGAATTATCGGCATCACCGATGCCGGCGACCGAGGACTGATCGCACTAGCGGCCTGTCAGGCCTACGCCAAAGAAGTCTCAACACCGAAGTGAAAAAGAGCGACCGGTCTGGATGCGTCAACATCCAACCCGGTCGCCGTCCCTGCAGATGGTCCCTGCAAGTCCAGCCAAGGCTCTTGCTCCGTGCACAAAGCGCGGCGAGCCTAGCACCTGTTTATATATACAGTAAAGGTCTTGCTTTCTATGTCTACTCCTATCATCCCTTGGATGGGTGGCAAACGCCGCCTGGCCGACCGCCTCATTCCGCTTTTTCCGCCTCACGAGTGCTACGTCGAAGTCTTTGCCGGCGGTGCCGCGTTGTACTTCATGCGGCCCCAGGCTGCGCCCGTTGAAGTCCTCAACGATATCAATGGCGAGCTGGTGACGCTCTACCGCGTCGTGCAGAACCACCTCGAAGAGTTCGTGCGCCAATTCAAATGGGCGCTCAGCTCGCGCCAGGTGTTCGAGTGGCAGAAGATGACC